CCAGCTTCTGCATAATCTGCTTTTAACTGATTAAGTGCCTGATCAGCTCCTGCTTTGTAGTTTCTATCAGCCTCAGCAGAATTTGCTTTAGCATTTCTTCCTGCCTCAGCATAGTCTGCATAAAGATTCCTACCAGCATCTTGAGCTTCCATATCAAGTTGTTTTCTCCTGACTTCGTCTTGTTGTTTTCGAGATTGCGTTGCCGCATCAGCACTATTCTTACTAGTGTTTCTCAAATTTTTCTGTTGAGCTTGTGTTTCAAGAGTAGATTTCTTAACTGCAGTAATCTGATCATGCTTAGCTTTTTCAACTTCCATCTCAGCCTGCATAATTTTCATCTTAACACCAGCCTGTACTAATTGTCGTTCAAGTGTTTCTATAGTACCTTCTCCATCTTTAACCGCACTATCTAATTCCTGGATCTGGCCCTGTTGTTGGGCATACAAGCTCTTACGTTGTGCAATCTTATCTTTATTTCTTATATCTGTTTCAGCTAGTACTGCAATATCATCTACTACATTAAGCTTCATTAATTCCTTCAACTCCTCTAAATAAGCCCACCTATTTAATGGGAGTGTAGAGCCAGCTACTATTCTTATATCCATCTTAGCAGCAGCATAGTCTCTCCATTTTCCTACAGCTTCTCCCATATCATTATACATAGGTACATTTATTTGTACCTCTTTTCCTTCTTGTAATGAAGATGGTTGTACAATTCTAAAAACCTTATGTCCAGTATATAATGCCTGTGAATATTGTAATACTATTTTACCTAATTGACGTAATGCAGGCTCGATACAATGATTCATCCACTGCTTAACACGCCTAGTGCCATATTCATCCATTGCCAACATACCTTTATAGGTATCATGTTGCGCCTGAGTGTCTCCTTGCATTGCTCCATATATACCAGCTAAATATTCCATATCTTGTTTACCCTCCTGTACAATACCAAAAAAAGCATTAGATAATGGCATAGGTTGTATTGGAGTTGGATTTTCAAATCCAGGCTTCTTAGGAAGCAGCGCACCAGGAGCGGAGGAGTAATCTTCCCAGTAACTAGTGTTTATAGAACCTTCTTCATATAACCACCTTAAACTACTTCCCAAAGAAGCATTGTGTACAAGTAGTTGGTGTGACTTATTCATTTCCTGCTGCTTTCCTATAAGTGGTGCAACTGCAGAAATAGGATAAGGAGTACCAGTCCATTTAAAATGAAAAGGAACTATAGGATATTCTGTAACCCCATCATACATAACATATTCCTTTATCATCTTATCGCCAGCAACACATACCTGCTTTATCCTATCTGAAAAGAAAGAAATCTGATCTGTTATCATTGATGCAAATTGTTCATTTTTCTTTAATACGTTAAATTCCTTCTGGGTAACTATTTGATTTTCTATAACAGTACTTAATTCTTGTATTTTACTTTGTAGTTCCTGTTTCCTGGATTCAAGTTCCTGCTGTTGTTGTTCTTGAACTTTCTGTATCTCTAATTGAAATCTTTCTTGAAGCATTTCACCAGCCTCAACAGCTTTTTGCATTTCTTGAGCTTGTTCCTTTAATGTCACTTGCTGTTCTTGTTGTAGTTTTTGAAGTTCTTCAGCAGCCATCTGTTGGTGCTGTCTAACCCGATCTCGATCAATTGGAACCTGATAAAATACATTAACATATTTAACTTTTACTTTTTCCCATATCTCAAAATATTCCATTAAAGGATCATTTTCACCTTCTGTATTCATAGCATCAACTATATCCTGGTAGCCAAAATCTTTCTGCGCTCCATCTATTGCCCTCTCAGAATAATCAAATTCAGTACCAGTGTATTCTGCCGCACTATTTATTAAAGACTTTTTATCAGGATATAATTTTAATAAATGAGATTTAGGTAATATTTTCCTTACCATTATAAATGCTGCATCTCTAAATAACATATCTCTACTTTTAGGATCAACATAAATATCAAATGGTTCTGGCTGATGCAATACAAGCTCTCCCTGGCCATTATCCATATTCTTATCAGTAGATACCATCATAAATCCCATACTTTTAGTTATGGTATCATTTATACAATTTGCATAAAGTGCAGGACCATCTGAAAGATGCCATATATAATCTGCCATATCTGAAAATACTGAAGCAATATCTGAATCAGAGCCTTCGGCTCCGACGGCCATCCATCTTGGCTGTTTAGCTGTAGCGTAATAATTGAGCATATCAACAACTGGGGATATTCTATTTATCGTAAATGTAGGCATCCCTTGAGATTCAAGAGCTCTTTTTTCAGCTTCAGTTAATTGATTATCATTAGAAAAGTCGTATCCTTTCTGATTAACCTTCTGCCACTGTACTCTCTGCGCGTTGTTGGCTCTCGTAAATACGTTTCTTATTTGTTCTGCTTTTGTCTTCTTGCTTGGCATTTTTACACTCCTCTAAAGGTAAATGTTTGTGATCCACGTCACATATCTCTGGACAGGCGTAGTTTCCTTGAGGGCATTCATCCGTAATGTAATCTCCATACCTATTAATCCCTAAAAATACTAATCCAAATAATATGTTTAGTAGCTGTGTAATTCATGTGACTCATGCGGTTATCCAACTCTTCGCTTTTGGCTTCCTTACTGTGTAACGGCCTTTCTTATCTTTTTCCAAATCTGTCGCAGGATATGCGAACTTGCAAGCATAAGCAAGTGCATCAATAGTATCATCATGCGCCATCCTTGGACCAAACGTGATAATTTCTCTTTGTAAATCATAATGTGTTTTCTTTAAATGAATTTGACCTACTGCAAATCTTTGGGCCAAGATACCCTGTATCCTGTCCCTCTTACTCATTCGTGTTCCTGGTTTCTCCTCTTTGAACGCTACGCTAAAATCATTTCTCCTCATCATCTCAGCCCTTATCGCCTGGAAGACTGGTTTAGACATAGTAGTGTCTTCAATTGTAAATAAAGTTGGACGATAGCTGTCATTAATACGGAAGATGTGATCGACAATGCCTTTTTTATCGGAACCTGGAATACCGAGAACAGGTATAGAACGAGCCCGCATGATATCGAGAATATAAACATTGTTGTCCATATCACAACCGATAGTAAGTATAACACTATAGTCAGCATCCCTACGAACAGAGTCTGTAGCAGGGTCAACGCCTGAGAAAACTGTAACTGGCTTAAGCTCTCCATCAATTACTACTGCTGATATTCCAGTATTTTCATCATAAATAAACTCTCCATCCCAAAACTTAATATGTTCTCTACTGAAGATAGAGTGTTCTTCACTCTGAACTTCCATCATATATTCCTGATAGAACTTTTGAGGAGTCCCACTATCAGTATAGAACTTTTTCTTTCGCTCCATTTCTTCAGCACCAAACCAATCAGGCCAAAGAGGGGTACCATCTTTTTGAACAGCCTTATAAGTAATGACAGTCCAACTGAAATCCTCTTTCTCTTTTTGAGACTGCTCATATCCTACAAGGATCTTCTGAATAAATGCATCGTAATGCACAGGTGTACCATTTATACGCAATCGCCCTGTTTTTGGTTCTAACGCAGGAAACACAACTGCTGTAACAAGGTTTGAAATCTTAGACCTGGATTCGGGAGTAACAGTATTATTCTCATCTTCAAAGTCATCCAGAACTATTAGGTCATACCTTTTATGTAGTTTAGCACCACCTCTAATACCTGATAGGTTGGACTTGGATATTAGCTTAGATCCATTCTTAAGTTCAATATCATCTTCAGTCCATTTTCGGCCTTTTAAATCTCCGAAGTAATATCTCACCTTTTCATTATATTCTAAATGGTACTTGATATAATCAAGATTTGGTACTGATATTTTCGAACTTGCAGCGACCCACCCATAAAACAAAGGTTCCTTCGTAAAGCAGAAGTCATGCATTATTGAGCACTTAGTAAGAACAGTCTTACCGTGACCCCTTGGAAGTATAACCGCTAATTGTCTTATATCAAGATCATTAACTGCATCTGCTACTTCGTAATGAAAGAATGGAGTTTCGGACCTCATAAAATCATCTGGTAAGAAAAGCTTTCCAAATGCAATAAGGTCTTTTTCAGCTAAAAGTAAAGCCTGCTCCTCTTTCGATACGTTATGGAGATTTATATTCGCCACACTAGTGTAATATATATGTCAAGCATTATCTGAAAACAAGTCAAATTAATTTTATGGTAGATCTGATCCATCATAGTCACAGTCACCGTAATCCATAACCATTCCTGTGCCACTTATGTACTGCAAGC